GAGCTCGTGGAGCCGGAAGGGGCGTACGCGGCGGCTCTGTTCTGCCACCAGTGCCGGCATGCCATTGGGATTGTACCGTGAACAAGAGGGGGGATAGGACGATGAGAATGGTTTACTGGCCGGCCTTCGACCTGTTTATGATCGGCGTTGTGATCATCTATGCGGCTTTCTACCTCTTCCTCTGATTCGTCTTGCTGGTGATCGTGTCTGTACGGATACTTTCTCCTTTGGAGGGCCGATGGACGTGCCGATCGAGTTGCTGCAGCGGATCCGGAAATACTTCGAGCCGGCGCCGATGATGTTCTCGCAGCAGGAGGAGGATGACTTCCTGTCGCGAAAGAAGTCCGTCCGGATTTCGATCATCGACCATCTGGATTTATTGCTCGGGCCCACGCCGGAGCCCGGGGAGCGGACGATGGAGTTGCCGCGATGATACAACAGCTTCGTGAGCGGTGGGCGGTGCCGAACCAGGGCGCCCCACTCGACGAGCTCAGGAGCTTGGTCAGCAGGTGGAACCTGCTCGAGTGGGGGAAGGACATGGAGTACCCTCGCGATCGGCTTCGCACGCATTGGCGCGAGGACGTGATCGACGAGACGTTGGATCCACTTTTCAAGACTACCTGAGATGCATCCATCCCCGGCCCAGATGGAGGAGATCCGACTCCGTACCGAAGCGCTGAAGATCAAGCGGCAGCGCGAAGGTCAGTGGTCGGGGGGGGTGCAGGCGCACGTCGCATATCAGAAGAAACCGCTCGAGTGGATCGTCGAGTTCATGGGGATCCCCGAGTCGACTCTGAAGTGGTCGTTGAACCCGGGATACGCTCGGTGCGAATGCGACACGGAAGTCTGTAGCCATGTCGACCATCCCGGTCCTCACGAGTGGGACGGCGACGCGGACCCGATCGTCAAGATCCTCGAAGCGCTGGCGAATTGGGAGGACTGTGGGGTCGAGAGCGCGACGGGTACTGGGAAGGCTCAGTGGATCAACGCCAACGTTCTGACGCCTCGAGGCTGGAAGCGCATGGGCGACGTTGTCGTCGGTGACGAAGTCGTTGGTCAGAACGGACGACCGACAAGGGTGCTCGCCGTCTATCCTCAGGGGATTCGCTCTATCTACCGTGTCCGCTTTTCGGACGGTGCGGAATCACTGGTCGATGCGGAGCATCTGTGGAACGTCCGCGACCGCCATCAGAAAAACAAAGGTCTGGCGTGGCGCACCATGACCACCGCGGAGATCAAGCACCAGATCCACCGTCGATGGGAGATCCCGATTGTTCAAGCCGTACAGTTCCCAGAACGTGATTTCCCGATCGACCCATACCTACTCGGGGCTCTTCTTGGGGACGGAGGGTTCCGCGCGAATTCACCAACCCTCTCTTCCGCCGACTCGGAGATCCTCGAATATGTCCGCGCCTCGCTTCCGGCCGGTATCGAACTAAAGCATTCTAGCGCATATGACTATCGCCTATGTGCGCCACGTAACGGCGGCAAAGCAAACCCGCTTACTGCGATATTGCGCGAGCTCGGTCTTTACGGGTTGCGGAGCGAACACAAGCACATCCCGGAAGAGTACCTCCTGGGTAGTGTTGACCAGAGAATCGCGCTGCTGCAGGGGCTGATGGATACCGACGGTCATGTAGAGGCCCGCTTCGGGACGTCTTTCATCTTCACGAGTGCATCACGTCAGCTTGCCGAAGGGGTGCAAGCGCTAGTCCGCTCGCTCGGCGGCACCGCACCGATTCGGGAAAAGGCAACGTCAGCACTGCCCTCCTTCATGGTGCAGTTCCAGTTGCCGAATGAGATCAACCCATTCCGGCTACCACGTAAGGCTGACCGGGTCCGGCCACGATCCGTTTACGGACTGCCGCGCCGCGTTATCGAAAGCATCGAGTTCGCCTTCAACGACGAGGCGCAATGCATTCGGGTGGATGCGGCAGATTCGCTCTACGTGGTTGATGACTACGTCGTTACCCACAACACGTTCCTGGCCGCGCTCATCGTCTTCTGGTTCCTCGCCACCCATGAGAATTCTCTGGTCTTCACTGCCGCGCCGCGGGGCGAGCAGTTGCTCCTGGGGGTCTGGAAGGAGATCGGGGATCTGTGGCCGCGGTTCCAGCGGCACTTCCCGCAGGCGGAGCTGTTGAGCGGAAAGATCCGGATGCAGCCGGCGGATGGGTCGAAGGAGAAGTGGGCGGCGTCGGCGTTCGTCTGCGGCGTCGGCGCCGATGAAGAGTCGGCTACCCGAGCGCAGGGTCTGCACGCCGAGCACATGCTGATCATCACGGAAGAAACGCCGGGTATCCACTCGGCGATTATGAACGCCTTCGAGAACACTCGGTCGGACGATCACAACCTCCAGCTCAGTCTCGGCAACCCCGACAGTCTGCACGACTCGCTTCACCAGTTCTGCATGCAGGAGCACGTCGTCCACGTCCGGATCTCGGCGCTCGACCACCCGAACATCGTCTGCCGGCGGAGCATCATCGGCGGCGCGATCGGTCCAAAGCGACTTGCCCGGCGGACGCTCAAGTATCCGAAGGGATCGAGGCTCTACCAGTCTCGTATCCGCGGGATCTCGCCGGCTGAATCCGCCGATGCGCTTATCCGATGGGAATGGTGTACCGCGGCGGCGAAGAAGTGGGCGGAGGATTCATACCGGCAGGGAGAGCACGCGCTGGGGATCGACGTCGCGAATTCCGAGGGTGGCGACAAAGCGGCGATCGCGCGGTGGCAGGGCGCGTGTCTGACTGAGGTAGAGAGCTTCGCCTGTCCGGACGCATCGAAGCTGGGCGAACGGGTGGCACTCGAGGCGAGAGCCGAGAAGATCGACCCGCGGTACATCGGGATCGATTCCGTAGGAGTGGGAGCCTCGGCGATCAACAAGATGCGGGAGATGGGGCTGAAGGTCCGGCATATCAGCGGAGGCAGAAAAGCGGTCCCTGGGGTCGATACCGATACGCTTTGGAGCGAGACGGAAGCGGATCTGGAGGGGAGCATTCGGCCCTCTGGCCCGACGATCATCGAGGCTGAAAGGTTCCTGAATCTGCGGTCGCAGGTATGGTGGCGGCTGCGCGAAGATCTGCGCTTGGGGCGCGTCGCTCTGCCGGACGACGAGTCACTCTTCATGGACCTGACCACGCCGCAGTTCACGACGAACGGGAGCGTGATCGTCGTCGAGAAGAAGGAAGACATCGTGAAGCGCCTGAAGCGATCGCCGGACAAGGGCGATGCCGCGGCCTACGGGAACTTCGTCCGTCGGCGCACGCCTACCCGCGAGGTCACGAAAGAAGAACTGCGGTCGACGCCGAACAGGGATTTCGGCTTGGAGAAGAAGCTCTACGCCCACCAGAAAGCGGCGGCGAAAGAAGAGCGGAAGTTCAAGAGGATGCTTGCAACCCGAGCCAGGAGCAAGAAGCGATGATCGAATTATTCCCGGTCGCGTCCACAAACATTCAGGCGGTCGGCTTCGACCCGCCCACCGAAACGCTCGAGGTGGTCTTCACCACCGGGGGGCGGTTCCGGTACTACGACGTGCCGGCGGAGAAGTACGCCGAGCTCTTCGAGAGCCCGTCCGTCGGCCGGTACTTCCATCAGGCGATCCGGCCGCATCATCGGTGCGAGAAGATCGTTGAAGAGGAGACGGAAGCGGGGCAGTCGGAATGACTTGGCCTTGGGTGTCGCGCGTCGCCTACGAAGGGGCGGTCGCCGAACGGGACCGGGCGATCGAGGACGCGCGGCATTCACGCGCGCGCTTCGAAGCGGCAATCCCGAAGTCGCACCTCGAGGCCGTCGTTGCCGAGGTCGTGTTCCTCCGCGAGAGGAACGCCCAACTCACCGAGCAGTTGGTGCGGGTGCAGCGCTTTCAGGCAGGGATGGCAGAGACACCGCGGGCCGAGCGGGGCAGCGATAGAGCCGATGCCCGATGAATTCGAGGAGTATATCAAGGGCTTCGCGAACAGGTCGATCCGGAAGGACGATGAGGGATCGAGCGTTCAAGGGCCCATGCGCAAGGGAAGCCGTGGAAGGCAAGTCATGGCGGAGGCGATGCCGGTGCTACAGGAGGAGGGATGAGCGCGAAACAACAGCAGGTTCCAGTGGGCCAGCCCCCGGAAGTCGAAACGCTTCAGAGACAACTTCCGCCGCTGGTGGTAACGGGCGAAGGGGCTGAGTATCAATACGTCCGCCTGCCGCCGAGAGAGGGGTAGATGACCGCTTCGGAGGCACAGCAAGCGTTGAGAGATGCAGGCTTTGGCACACCCTTCTTCGCGATCCCGTGCAAGCTGGACGAGTGCTCGCGGTGGCGCCACTTCTTTGCACGCTTGGGACTGGTGAAGCACCGGACGCGCACCGTAACGATGGTGCAGCTTCAAGTGGAGATCAATCAGCGGTTGAGCGAACGAATGGATGCACTCTTGGAGCGTGGGAGATGAGCGCCGGCAAAGGCTCTGCCCGTCGCCCTGCGTCTGTACCTGCGGAGACGGTAGCGGAACGGTGGGAGCGCACGTTCGGGGGGAAAGAGCACTCGGCAACTAACCGAGCGGTCGGAGCAGATAATCCGCATGGCGATGACACCGTAGCTCAGGGCTCCCGGTGTCGGCGTGAGTTGGCCGCCCAACCATGCGCGAAGCCCCACGTCCTCACCTGCCCGCAGTGCAGAGGTGAGCAGATTTACGGCTACAACAAGGAGCGCCCAGCAATCTGCGGGGCATGTGGCGGCACTGGACGAGCCAAGGAGGCAACGTGAGACGAGGCCAGCGTCTACCGCAGCAGGCGGTACGAGTCGGGAAGTTCGAGCAGAGCCTCGAGGCGATGAATCAGGAACTGGGCCAGAAGGTGACGGAATCGCTCGTCGTCTACCACGAAAGGTTTGTGGAGCCGCGACTGAAGGCGCTCGAGACTCCATGGTGGAAGCGCTGGTGGATCAAGATCCGCGGCGTGCGATGAAACGGCGCCTGCTCGAGTGCTTCGGCGGGCCGTGGGACGGCCAGCGCGTGCAGATGCAGGGCACGGAGATCCGGATCCCGATGCGGGAGCCAGTCCATTTCGGGAGCCAGGATGTGCAGACGCCGACTCGACCCATGATGCGGGTTGGTATCTACCGTCTGCATCTACGGTTTCAGGCCGAGGGTTCAGCGATCCCGGGGCACACCTACTCTGCGGTCGCAAACTGGCCGGCCTACCGATGGGAGGGCGAGTTTTGACAGCCGCTGAGATCGAGGAACTGCCGTGGGACCGGCTTTCTGATTCAGCTTCGGATGCGGTTGTCGAGCTCGTTCACATCCTGGCTGGCCGGTTTACGGGCCGGATCGAAATGGAGTGCATGGAGGGCGGCGTACGGAAGTTTCGTGACGTCAGGGAGCGGCAGCCAGGAGATCTATCCCGACGGCGCCGTAGCAAGTAAACCTTGACGATGTGCCGTAACGGCCTGTAGGTTCTTGTTCGAGCGTCAGATGACATAGGAAGGTCCGGCAAGCGCGTAACCCCGCGTCCACAGCGGGCCACTACGAGGCCCCGATTCTCTCTCACGAGAGGGTCGGGGCCTCTTTCTTTGTACCCACCCAGCCGCATGGCGACAGCGCTCGATCGAAGCCCGATTATCGCTCCTCTGCCAGAGAGGAACCAGGCTGACGCCATAGGAAAGGTGTCGGCCGCGAGCGATGCGCGCTTCGTCGTCGAGCAGCACATGCAGCGGTTGCGAGCGCGCCGACGCATCGAACTGATCTGGGAGAAGCTCCTCCTTCATATCGATGGCTCGGGCGACTTCCAGTGGGCAGACATCTACGACGACACGCGGGTCGAGATCCCTCGGTACGTCTCGGAATACCGCAAGACCGAAAACCTCCTCCGCCTCGTCGTCGCGAACGCAGTCACCCACCACACGACGATGCCACTGCGGTACTTCTCCGACTCCTCGCTCGATCGGCGAGCTCGGCAGAAGTCGATGGTTGACATGGTTTGGATCAACGATCTAGCGGACAAGCAGGACTTCAACGACCTCTTCTCCCAAGCTCTCCACCTAGCCATGCCTGCGGGCTTCTGCTTCGACTCTGAGACTGAGGTTCTGACCGAGAGCGGATTCAAGTTTTTCAAAGATGTGGACATCGAATCGGACCTCATCGCTTCGCTTGACCCCGCAACGGGCAAACTCACCTACGCCAAAGCGGTCGCGAAGCAGGAGTATCCGTACGATGGCCTCATGCTCCATTGGGAGTCGCGCTTCATCGACCTGATGGTGACGCCGGAGCATCGGATGCTCACGTATCAGCGCCAGCGTGAGGTCGCGAGGGCTGGCGTGCCTGCGGGCGCATGGGTTCCGCCGTACCACAACGGCGATCCAGAGAAGCGGACCGGAGAACTGCGGTTCGTCTCGGCTTTCGATGCGGCGCAGCAGGGCGAGATCTGGGTCCGGAAGGACGCCGTGTGGGAAGGTGAGGAGCCTGAAACATTCGTGCTCCCCGCGCCCACGCGCTCGAAGTATGGACCGCGCTCCCACAACGACCCCGCCGAGATCGACATCGAGGACTACCTACGCTTTATGGGCTGGTACTTGAGCGAGGGCTCCTTCAGCTACGGCCGCTATTACCAAGTCGCGCTTACACAGCAGGACAACGCCGTGCGCGGCGAACTCGGCGACCTACTCGCCCGAGTAACTGGTGGAAGGCCCCGGCACAAAAACATCCAAGTCGTGGTGGATGACAAGCGCCTTTGCGAATACGTGAAGCAGTTCGGCCATTCGTGGGAGAAATTCGTCCCGCCGAACATCAAGGCTCTGTCTCCACGACTCATCCGCATCTTCCTCGACGCCTTGTTCAGCGGGGACGGGTCGATCCGCGATGGGCGATGGACGGCGTACTACACATCTTCGCGCCAGCTCTGCGACGATGTGCAGGAGCTCCTCCTGAAGGTCGGACTCTCTTTCTCGACTCGCAAAAGGGACGGGGGGGTGGACTGCGGAGAAGTAAATGGCGTCCGCATCAAGTCCCGCAGGGACAGCTATGAACTGAGCGTCAACCACGAAAACCTACGCCCCCGGATCAAGGGCAAGCCGGGAGTGGTGGCGTACAAGGGGACCGTGTGGGACCTGAGTGTTCCGCCTAATGGCACCCTGTTCGTGCGCCGCCGGGGCAAGGTCGTGTGGAGCGGCAACTGCCCGGTCCACGCCTATTGGCGCGATGACGTCGTTCGCGACTTCTANGAGCCGATCTCGTACGGACCGAGCGCTGGCGAGGGAGACGGAGCGCTGGAGGCGATGGGGCTGCAGGAGCCAAGTCGGGGGATGATCGATTGCTGGGTCGGTAACCCGTTTAGCACGGTTTTCAATACCGGAGCGAAGCGCGGATCCGTTCAGTGGTGCTCGTACGATCGGCTCCTTTCGGCCGATGCCGTTCGCGACCACTTCGGGCATATCAAGGGCGTGAGCGGGTTGCAGGGCTCCACCCGAATCAATTCCGCGTCTGAGTTCCAGCGCATCGCGCAAAGCTGGCAGTTGGATGGACTTGGGATGCACGGGTCGCCGGTAATGACGAACGGCGGCGGAGACGGAGAGGAGTTGCTGTCGGTGATCTGCCGGGAGACAGCCCCGGGGATCGACTCTCGGTATCCGAACGGACGGCTGCAGATCGTGGCAGTGCCCGGGGAAGTCGACTCGCGCAAAGGCAGCATGAACGCCGGGCACGCGATCCAGTTGGCGAGTCAGGAGCTTCCGGCCAGGGACTTCTCGTGGACCAACTTCTACTCGGATACCCGCGGCTCGGACATCCACGGGAAGCCGTGGGTCGAAGACCTTGACCAGATCCAAGTCGACCTGAACATCGCCCTGTCGAAGCGCTGGGAGACGATCAACAAGATGATCGAGTCTCCCATCGTCGCGCCGGGCGGAGCGATCGGCGAGGACATGACGGATCTGGGCGGCTACAACCTGCTCGAAGTCGAGCCGTCGCTCGCTACGTGGAGGCCGCGGGTCATGGAGTGGCCGCAAGGCGTCCTCCAGGCGCTCGACAAGGAGATCGCCGAGCGGCGCCAGGGGATCTATACAGGCGGCGGCTACCAGGCGTCGTCGCGCGGCGAGTCGCCCGGCTCTCGGATGGCGTACCGTGCGATCCTCGCGCTGCAGCAGGCCGACAACACCGTGCACGGGCCCGTCAACATGCGCTTCAAGCGGAGCGCCTGTGACTTCGCAGCCCGGTGCTGGTCCCAGATGAAGACCTACGGCGACGTGCCCTGGATGGTGAACATCACGGGCGACAAGTACGCCCATCTCGTCGAGTCGTACATCGACAACTCTCGGCTCTCCGATGATCCTCCCAAGTTCAAGCTGGTCAATGCGTTCGGAACCTCGCCCGAGATGCGCGCTCAGGAAGTCCTCGAGCTGATGCAGTTGAAGGGGGCCGACGGCATTCCGTTTATGACCACCGAAGAAGGCCGTCGGCAGTATCCGAACCAGATGATCTTCGACTCGGAGGGCGACCCGAAGGCCGTCCAGCGCCGACGCGCGATGACGGTCGCCGCCCAGATCCACCACCTCGCCCAGAAGTACCGCGACAAGACCGGCATGGAGGAGCAGGAGCCAGCGCACCCGATGGTCCAACAGGCCGCGCAGGAGCTCTTCTACTTCCTCGAGCAGCGCTTTCCGCGGCTTCGCGACGACGACCTGAACGCCCACCTCGCGAGCCTCTCGGAAATCACGCAGGACGAAACCGCCGATCCCATTGCCCGGCTCGCAGCTATGCAGCGCCAGGGCATGTACTTCCAGTGGCAGGCGATGATGGCCGGGGGACAGGGCGCTCCGATGGGCATGCCGGCGCCGCAAGGGCAGATGCAGCTAGGAAGCGGGCAAAGCCAGCGTCCAGGCGGGCCGGAAAGCATGGATCCCCGGGCGGTCGCCGCGGAGATGCAGAGCGGCGGTCGAGCGAACGGACCCACGTTGAGTCAGTCGGGCGACGAGGACGGAAGAGTGATCGCCGCGACAGCCAGATAGTTGTTGAACCACGCTACGAGTTGAGGCGCTGCGAATGCGGGGCCCGGCAGGCGTGAGAAATCGGGAAGCACGACATGAGCGAGACAGCGGTCAATACCACAACCGGCGCAGTGGATCAAGCAACGGTCCCCGCTTCCGATCAGGCGGCGGCTACTGTTGCAGTTCAGCCCGTAGCGCCAGCGGGCCCACTCGATCGTCGCGAAGCTCGCCGGCAGATCCGTGAGGAAAGCGTTGCGCGGGATGCGGAGACGGCAGAAGCCGCAGTCCCATCGACTGCTGATTCTGCTGCCCCTGATCGTGTCTCTGCGGACACTGTTGTAACCGAAGAAGCTGGAAAGTCGGCGACCCCTGTCGTTGGCCCTGACGGTCGCAAGCGCGATCCGGTCACGGGCCAGTTCCTCCCTGAAGACGGGGTGGAAAAAGACGCGGACGCCACCACGGACCCTGCGGCTGCCGATGGGCGGGCGGAGGACACGGGTTCGGAAGCTCCGCCTGCTGAAGAGCGGGCCAAGCCGATCCGAATCGAAATCGACCCGAAGCACGCTGTTTACGGCATGGGCGAGACTGCTATCGAAGCGGCCAACCCTAAGCAGGAACAGGTGATACGGGCGTTGCTGAATGGCACATATACGCGGCGCCAAGAGAACGAGGCGCTCCAGGCGAAGCTGCAGGAAGTGCAGCAGAAGCTGGTGCGACTCGAGTCCGATCAGGCCGCAACGCAAAAGTGGACGAGCAGCCCTGAATATCACGCGATCGCCGAGAAGTATCAGGAGATCAGGGACGTTCAGGGTCAGGAGGTCGCTGATGCGTGGTGGCGCTCGCCGGACAATCAGAAGGTGCTGCAGGAGCTTCGCGACAGCGAGTACAACGAGCGCTGGGGGAAGATCGAGACGGAGCGGGTGCAGCAGGCCGCTACCGAATGGATCGACCAGGCGTGGCAGCACACGCGCTCGCTTCCCGAGCCGATCCGCGGTCTTCCCGACTTCGGCCGTTGGTTCAAGGAAGAGGCCCAGTTGTTCGATAAGCGGGTCGAGTTGGGGCATTACCCCGACGCGAAGGCCGCTGAAGACCTTCACCGCGAGTTCACGAAGGCGTTGGGCGCACGGCTACTCCGTGAGCCCGCAGTAGCTGCCGCCTATCGGAACACGACGCAGACGAAGGTCGCCGCTGAAGCTGATACCGCCGCGAAGGCTGCGGAGGCGAAGCGCCGCGAGGATCAGATCAGGGCCGATGCGGTCGAGCAGTTCAAGCGCGAGGCCGCGGCCAAGAGGGAAAACGCTCCGCCCCACCCGCTCGGAAATCTATCCGGCGCGGCGAGGGGCGGTCGTGTTGGAGGGGCTGCGCCCGAGGAGATCGATACCTCGGACATGAGTCCCCAGCAACTCAAGAAACTGGCGCGGGCCGGAGCGTCTCAGGACGCCCGCTCGCTCTTCACCCGATAGAGCAGGAGTTCTAATCCATGTCTGATAGCCAGCGTGGGAATGTCGAACTGATGAGCGCCCTGACGGGTCTCACCCACGACATTTTCACAAACCGAGTAGTGAACAACGTCCGCCGGGAGTCTCCGGTGTCGATGCTGTTCCAGAACGCCTCGCCGGGCGAGTACCGGCTCGAGGGCACGAAGATGAAGTTCGCCGCGGACCTCCGGTTCAAGACGGGCGGCATCGCGACGGACGGAAGCATCCCCGACCACGTTCCGCTGGACGCGGTGCAGGGAGAGATCACTCCGGTCCGTCGGTACGCGCGGATCGCGGTCGACAACATGGTCGAGAAGCGCGCCTCTGGACCGGGCGCCTTCGAGGACCTCGCGGAGCGGATCTTCGACAAGCTGTGGGACGCTTGGGCCTCGATGGAGATCCGGCACTCGATCGGTCCGTCGTCTGGGCTCGTGGGTGTCGTCGAGAGCCGTACGAGCAGCACCGAATTC